ACAGCCTTCAGGGGTAGGCTTTCAAGTTTACCTGTAGCTGAAAGAATGAGTGCCGATAAACTCACGGTTTATGCTTCTCATAAGTTATTCTGTGATTATGCCTCTGGTCTAACAGAAGATGATAGGATACGCAATAGTGATAGCACAAGATACTTTCAGATAGTTGGAATCGTGAATCCTAGCAATTCCAATCACCACCTTGAGTTGACTTTATTGGAGATTGACTAATGGCTTTCGTTTCAGCCGTGAACACAGGATTCTATAATCTCTTAAAACTCTGGCCTGAAACAACGTCTAGAAATACAGCCTATATGGTAGGAGATGTAGTTAAAGCTAGCTCTTATAATGCTCACTCTTATAAATGCACTACAGCAGGAACTAGCCATGCTTCGGTAGAGCCTACTTGGACAACCACTAATGGGGCTACCACCACAGATGGAACGGCAGTATTTACTTGTTTTGATACTAAGACTTATCAAGTGAAGGCGAAACAAGGGGATACAGTTCCTTATGTAACCTTTGGGCTTTTAACTGAAGCACCTATTGGCACATTTCAGGACTTTGAGGCAATAGAAAATCTTACCTTTTGGGTAAACTGTTTCTCAGATAAATCAACCGCCGACCTAGCAGAAATAGCCGATGAGGTCATGGATGCTTTGGATGATAAGACTATTACTGTCGATGGATACACGGGAATGAAGTGCGTTCGTGAATTTACAAGTTCACCAGTGTGGGATAGTGAAACAAATATATTTCAAATCTCTTTAAGATACCGAGTCTGGCTTGATAAGTCCTAGACTATTACTTTTACTTTTAAGGGGCTTATTTTTGCATTGTAGAGCGTCTATTATGGTAAAGTAGACATAATCACTTAACATAAATACAGGGAGGTAAACAAATGGCTCATTTAGCAGGTAAATCAGGGTATGTTGATACTGGAAGTGCAGTAGCAGGGATTAAATCATGGACATTAGACTATACATCTGATGCCTTAGAAACGACTGACTTCGCAGATGCAGGGGTGAAATCCTACATAGTCGGAGGCAAGGGATGGTCGGGGAGTTTTGAGGGTTATAAGGAAGGCGTTGAACAGATTTTAACTGCTGATGCTGCTTCCCCAGTAGCCTTGAAACTTTATGAAGATGCTACATATTATTGGAGTGGGAATGCAATCATTACAGGTGTTCATTCCTCAGCATCTCATGATGGCGTGGTATCAGTATCTTACGACTTCGTAGGAATTGCTGCATTAACAGCACCAGCTGGATAAACTTAATTTACTAGATTTAATGGAGGTGCTTTATGGCACATTTAGCGGGTAAGTCGGGGAATGTTTATGTTGCCACGACTATAATTGATGATTGTGAAGATGCTTGGGTATCAGGTACTCATGGCACGGCATCCTTAGAAACAACTATTATTAAAGTAGGAGACGGTAGTTGTAAAATAGTAGGCTCAGGTGTGGTTGCTGGTGATTATCTAGCTCATGAGGCTATTGCTGCTGGAGCTACAAACTATTCTAGTTTCACTCATGTTCTTTGTTGGGCTAGATGCACAGACAGTATAGCAGCCGAAGACCTTGTGTTAGTATTAGATAGTGGGGCAGGGCTTCCTGCGTCTCCAGAATCAGAACTAACCTTCCCTGCTTTGACGGCAAATACATGGAAGTATTGCCATCTTACAGAAGTTGCAGGTAAAACCCTAGATGATTCGTCTGCTGCTGTAACAGTAGGGCTAGAATACAATGCCAATGCTGCTGATAACTCAATCTATCTTGACGACATACGGGCAGCTAAGAATATCGCTGGCATAAATACATGGTCGCTAGACTATACTTCCGATGCCTTAGAGACAACAGACTTTGCCAATGCGGGAGTGAAGGCTTATATCGTAGGCGGGTCTGGGTGGGCAGGTTCATTTTCGGGGTATAAAGATGGTGTTCCTTTATCCATTGGGGCAATCTATGGGGTTGAACTAGCGGAAAGTGCTACTACTACTCAAATGTGGTTAGGAAATATAATTATAACAGCAGTTCATCCCTCAGTTGATAGTGCTGGTATAGTTTCTTACAGTTATGACTATCAAGGAACGGGGAATCTCACAATAGCAAGCACATAAAATGCTAGACTTAACATCTCAAATAGCAACCTTAAAGAAAGATGATAAACAGGTTGGCGGATTATACGATTGTGAAATCCGTGTAATCCTTCAATATACTACTGTAAATGGAATGAAGGAATACAAACCTGTCAAAAAGATAACTGCTCTCTCTTATTGGTTGCTAGAGCCTATTCAAAGTAACGAGTTTGATGCTGAGTTCTTTACAGTAAATAGCAATCAATTAGTTATTATAGATGCTGGTAAGGTGGTAATAGACTTCCCTGATTTAAGGACTTTAGATAGAAGGTTGTATGCGCCTATTGATGTCAGGTGGGTAGGGTGTGAACACTGAACTTATTGTTTATCTCTTGCGAAAGACCTCTTTAACGAGAAGCGAGATTGGAAAGTTAAAACCAGACCAATTAAACGCTATCATTAAAGAGGTTTATTTTCAAGAGAGTGTAGATGAGTATCGTAAGATGCACTATGTTGCTTCAATACTAGCAGCTATCTATAACACTATCCCACGGAAGTCAGGGCATAAAGCACTAACAGAAAAAGACTTTCTTTCAGGTGAAATGCCCACAAGGGAAGGCAAAAGACCAGACACTAATGTAGATATACTAGCTAAACAAAAAGGGATTATTTTACCGAGTAAATAGATATTGCAATGCGTTGCACAATCTTTATCTACCAACTTTATGTTTTCGCCATTGATAAATCCCAAATGCTGATATGATACTATAAACTACAAACAAAACAGCTTGAGGATATTCCTTTATGCAAATATCATAAACTACCCAAGAAAGATTTGCAGGTAACCAAATATAAAATCCCCATATACTACCCCTTGCATTAAAAACAGCACCACAAATAGAGAATAGGGTTATCACGGAACTAATAATCAACATAATTCTCACCTCCACTTAAATAATAGCACACTTAAAATAAAAAGTCAATAGGAGTAAACAATGGAGAATGAAGTAAATATCTTAGCTGAAGAAAAACCCAAATCAATCACATTAGCAGACGAGAAGGAATACAAGCTACCTCCAATAGATATGACCACATTAGCGAACATAGAAAAGACTATGGGATTCGGGCTAGGCAGGATTCAAGACAAGTTAGAGAATGAAACCATGACTACCATGAGAAGCCTAATCTATGCACTCTTAAAGGAAGAACAGCCCAATTTAGATATAGACAAAGTGGGTCATTTAATCACTCTTAAAGAGATGAGTGCTATATCTGAAACTATAAGTGAGATAATGGCTTTAACTTAGGAGGTTTACTATGCCCTATGAAATAAATAACGATTTAGATTATGAAAGAAACATATCTAAAATGCCCGATAGACAGCTTTTGGAATTTATCTCCAGACAGACTTTAGAGCAAAGTAAAGACATAGCAACGATAGCTCAGGATGTAAAGCTAAATAAAACTCGTAGTTTAATTAATCGTTATGTTCTCATCGGGCTTATCCTTCTTTTGGTAACTTTAGGTATATTAGACCCTAGTATATTAAATATATGGGGATTGTAAATGGCTGAAACTTTAACAGAACTCATAGCTCGCATTAGTGCTGATTCTACCGAATTAAAGAAAGCACTTGCTGATTCCGAAAAGGCTGTTGATAAATCAGGTAGTAGTATTCAATCTAAGGTTGAATCTATTAAGAAGTCTATCAATGGCATTTCTACTGCATGGGCTGGTGTCGGGGCTGCTATTATCGGTGGTATGGGGTTAGTATCTAAGTCTGCTATGGATGCTGTAGAAAGCGAAAACCTTTTTAGTGCTTCACTTAAAGAGAATGCTAAAATTGCTCGTGATTGGTCAAACCAGATGAGCAAAGCATTAGGGTTAAATGCCTATGAACTAAGAAAGAACACTGGCACATTTTATGTTATGCTTCAATCAATGGGGATGACTAATGATGAAGCACTAAAAATGTCTAAAAGTATGACCATGTTAGCCTATGACATGGCTTCTTTTTATAATCTTAGACCAGAAGAAGCCTTTGATAAAATCAAATCTGGTATAGTTGGTATGCCTAGACCATTACAGGATTTAGGTATTGTTATCAATGAAACCATGATTAAAACCTATGCCTTAAAAACTGGCTTAATAGAACAAGGTCAAGAGATGACTGAACAACAGAAAATTACTGCTAGATATGGGGCATTAATGGAAGCCACCACTACAGCCCAAGGTGATTTAGCTAGAACTATGGATAGTCCTGTTAATAAGATGAGAATATTAGGTAGTGCTATTGATGAAGTTAAAATTATAATCGGGGAAAATCTATTACCAGCAATAGGGAGTATGCTAGATTCCTTTACTAGCATTATCGCTAAAATAAAAGAGTGGGTATCTGCTAACCCTCAATTAGTTAAAGCAATATTGGCAGGGGCTTTTGCTGTTAGTGTAATAATTACTGCAGTGTTTGCTCTCAAAGCAGCACTTATACTCTTAGGCACTACTGCCAATCTAATGTTCGGTGGGATTTTAATTGCTGTTGGGGCATTAGTAACGGAAATTGTATGGCTTACCTCAAATATGGATAAAATGATTCATTTTTGGGATGATGTTTTCTCTAATATGAAAATAATTGCTCTGACTGCGGTTGATGCTATACTTGCTGGGCTTGAAAATCTTATAGGGTGGATACCTAAATTAGGTGATAAAATAAGAGAAGCTCGTAATGACCTTGCCAATATAATAAGGGTTGAAAAAATCGTAAAGGATGCAAGAGATGCTAGAGATGCATTAAAAGATGTAGGGGAAGCACTAGAAGATACCACTGAGATTATAGAAGAAAATACAGATGCGACTAAAGAACAAACTGAAGCTGCACTTGAAAATATTAAGGCACTTAAAGAACAGAAAACAGCCCTTGAAGAAACTACCCATAAGCTAAAGAACATGCGTAGAGAATATGAATATACCCGTAGTGATGCTGGTAGATTGAGAATATCTCTGCAAGATGTCATTTTCACTCTATTTGATATGGGTAAAACCACAGAAGAAATTACCTCTAAATTCGTTGAGTTGGGTGAAGATGCTGATGATGTAAATAAAGTCATGGAGGCTTTTGGTTTAACTGCCCAACAAGTTAAAGATATATTAGATGCTCAGGCAGAAAGCGTAAGTAAATTAACAGATAGCTATATAATGGCTACTGAAACAGTAAACGATTTTGCTCAAACGCAAGCTAATCTTGCTAATCTAAAGGCTGCCATAACAGGTAAAACAGGGATAGCTAAAGAAGAAGCCATCCTAGCTTATCATGCAGGGGCAAGAAGTGCTGCTGAGGAATTAGCAACACAAGAAGGAATAACAATGACTCAGGCATTAGCTGTAACTCATGGGCAAGCTGCCATTGTAGGCGAAGGACAAGTTGAGAAAACACTCCCAGGACAAGAAGGAATACCAGTTTATCAACAAGGCGGTATTGTAGCAAATACAGGATTAGCTTATTTACACGCTGGTGAAAAAGTTATTCCTGCTAATGAATCTATGGGGAATGTAGTAATTAATTTCACTCAACCAGTATTCTTTGACAGAGAAGATACCATGAATATATTTGTAGATAAGATAGATAAAACCCTACAGAGAAAATATAGGCTGAGATTTGGAGGTGCGTATAGTGGCTAACGAATTGATTCATTCTACGGTAGGTACTACAATGACACAAGCAGAATTTGAGGCTGTAGGGCTTCACATTTGCAATAATCAAGTTACAGGTGATTTGATATATGCTAGTTCTTCAAGCCAGTTATCAAGATTAGGCATAGGAAGTGCAGGAACTATTTTAACTTCTAATGGGTCTACTCCTTCTTGGTCTTCCCTTGTTTTTATAAACGATTCAGCTAATACCTTTATGACTACAGGTTTAACTATCAACCAAGGTGCTGCTGATAATGAGTTATTGTCTGGTAAAAGTTCCGATGTTAATCATAGCTTTACTGACCTCACAGAAGCGGACACTTGGTTAATAATTAAGAAATCAGAGGCTACATCTGGTGGTGCATGGATTAGAGGTTATAAAAGCTCTGCTGGCGGAGCAGCCTATGGTCTAATCTTAGATGGTGCTGTTGGTGAAACAGTAGACACCACAAAATCTACTGCTGGTCTTGGTGCGGTTGAAATAAGAGGCTGGAAGAATAGTGGGGCAGGTGCGGTAGCATTAGGTGCAAATGAGAATGTGCTAGTGATTCAATCTGGCAGTTCAACTGTTTCTATTTTTGATACGGAAGGCGACCTCTGGATGAATGGAAATATTACTACAGTTGGAGGTACTCCATCTGCAACAGGACATATATTTGGAGCTAGGTATTTAGAATTAACAGAAATGGCTGCTCCAGGAGTTGGTGCTGCCGATACAGCTAGAATCTACATAAAAGATAATGGGGCAGGAAAAACTCAGATAATGGCACAATTTGCTACTGGGGCAGAACAACAAATAGCAATAGAGCCATAAGGAGAAGTATGCCATTCCCTTACACATTCCCAATAGTATTTGATTCAGGATATTTTATAGAAGTAGACTGGAATAATGATGGTGATTTCATAGATGACTATGATGATTTAACCATCAATACCAAATCAGTTCATTTCTCACGTGGTAAATCAGATGAACTAGGGAAGGCTGAAGTAGGGCAGCTTTCAGTTACATTAAAAAATGCTAATGGTCTTTACACTCCCTCAAAATCAGGAGGGAATCTTTATGGTTCACTTTTACCTAAACGACCTATTCAAGTTTATTATTCATCCGCAGGGACTAACTATTCCTTATTTTATGGCTTTATAGAAGAAATTATACCTCATCCTCACCTTTCAGAACAGGATTGTATTATCACCGCCACAGATGGATTGGACTTCCTTTCCAGACATGATATGTCAACGGCTCTTTATAAAGACACTCTAACAGGGACTATACACGGACATATATTAGATGATGCTGGATGGTCTGCAACTATGAGAACTCTAGACACAGGACAGGATACTGTTCCCTACTGGTATGGGCATGATGTTAGAGCTAGATTTGCCCAAGAGGAAATGGATGATAGCGAACAAGGTTTCTCTTATGTAGACGGTTCAGGGTATTTTAACTTTGAGGATAGACATCACAGGTCAACTACCACACATCAGACGTCGCAAGCTACATTTGATAATACTATGAACTATGTAGCTAATCCACTTAGTCCAAAGAATGTCTATAATATAATCAAGGTTAGAGTTACCCCGTGGGAATTACAGTCTATTACTACCTTATGGACTTTAGAGGAAATCCCTTCAATCCCTGCTGGTGAATCAA